CGCAACCCCAGAACAATTAGGAAATGATTTAGATTATAGATATTTCTATGGATTACGTAGAACCGATGAAGGCACTTTGTTATTAGGTAAGCTAGATCATCTAAGTAACAGTGATTCTTTAACGATCAATCAGCCGGGACTAGAAGAAGACAATTTTACAAATTTTACTGAAGGACAAGATTTCTTTGAAGGACGAGATATTGAACACGATCTTGTTTTTAAAAATCTAGAATACGAACAATTTTTATGGGATAATAAAAACGTTTATTATTACATCAACGACAACGGCGAATTTGTAATAAGCATTAACAAAAAAATTAACTACGACAATTAATTTAGGATTAGATAATGAGAAATTTTAATTTAGAAAGACTGAAGTTTAGATGGAAAGGAAGCTGGACTTCAGATTTTTCGTATAGAAAAGATGATATTATATATTATGAAGGCAAAGCATATGTATGCCTAAAATCTCATACTTCGTCGTCCAATTTTTATAATGAAGAACAGGCCGATTATATAGAAGAAACTGTAACTGTTACAGTAGCAGAGGATTCAATTAACGAGCAACAACAAGGTAAATTATATCTCAACGGAGTTGAATCTCCAGAATTTTTTCTACTCCAGGGAAGAACCTACATCTTTGATCAGTCTGATGTTTCTAATATCAATTTTAATAGTGTTCAGAATATATTTCTTTTCAGTAATGTTAATGACGGAACGCAATCTGGTGGCACTGACTGGACTACAGGTATAGAATATTTCCTTGATGACGAACAAGTTATTAAGGATGATTACATATCTGGTTTTAGTTCTTCAGCAATTAGACAACTTAAATTTTCCGTACCTACCACGGTTCCAGACCGAATTTATTATTATTCAGCTAACAACGGAAAAATGGGAAATAGTATCGACACGCAATATTCTTCTTATTGGGAATTAATGTCAGATGGTTACGAATGGAAAGGAGATTGGAGTGCGGGCACATTTTATAGTAGAGGCAATATAGTAAAATTTAAAGGATATCTTTATCGAGCAGTGGTTCAACACGTTGCTACAGGCGTAGTTACATTGGGCCTTCCGGCGGACATAGATAACTGGATTCTATATGCAGCAACTTACAACTGGCTCTCAAATTGGCAAACTGAAGAATACTATGATCTAGGTGACGTTGTGCGATACAACGGCAGGACGTTTATTTGTTTAGAAAAACATCAAGCAGCAGAAGACATCCAGTTAGGATTAGAAAACGACATCGAAAAATGGAAAATTGTTTCTCGCTCGGATAACTGGAGAAGAGAGTGGACTCCGAACACACGATATATGATAGACGATTTAGTAAAATACGGAGCAATTGTTTATCGCTGTACAGAAGAACACACTGCTGCTGATACATTTACTTCTGGACTAGAAGTTGATCAGACCAATTGGGAAGTAGTTCACGAAGGAATAGAATTTAAAAGCGAATGGAGCTCTGAATTTAGATATAAGAAAGGCGATGTTGTTAGATACGGTCCTACTCTTTATATTGCAATTCTAGGTCATCAATCTACAACATTTTTAAGTGACGAAGAAGTAAACTGGAGAATATATGTTCCTGGATTAAGCTACGAAAGCGATTGGAGTGCAACGACGCAGTACGCAAAGGGAGAAATAGTTCGCTATGGAGGATATACATATACTGCTTTGCAAAATAATCTTGATAGTGTTCCTAGTGTAAACGGCAAAGATCAAAATGTCGGCGATTGGGAACTTCTGACTGAAGGATATAATCTGCAAGGAGAATGGCAAGACACTTTCTCTTATAGAACAGGAGATGTAGTGCAGCGCGGAGGCTACTTATATGTTGCAATTGCAGATAACTCTGAAGTATTCCCCGATTCTGACGAAACTATTTGGCAGATTTTAAATAAATCTAAGAAATTTCGCGCAGAGTGGAAAGATAATGAAGAATATGTTTTAGGTGATGTAGTCACTTTTAGAGGCACTGCATATATCTGTATTCAAAGACATGATTCTGTATCATCAGACTCGCGCCCTGATCTAGACCAGATAGTAGGAGCAGTTGAATACTGGGCAGTGTTAATCCAAGGTGCTGAATTCAATAAGTTAGAAAATATTGGCGATATAAAAACCTTCGAAAGTGAGTCAGAAAATTTACCAATATCTAACGCAGGGAAAGTACTCGGCGCTAGCGAAAGCGGAGTTGGATGGAGATTGTACGGAGACAACGACAATGTCTATTATGTTTCTCCCGACGGTATAGACGAGCCAATTTACGGAACTACTCGTAATGCGCCTTTTAAAACAGTTCGATTTGCATGTAACTTTATTTTAGAAAACGAAGCCGAAAGAGCTCCTGCAACGATTTATATAACAACCGGCTTATACAGAGAAATACTGCCAATTTCAGTTCCTGCAAATGTAGCACTAGTAGGCGACGAATTAAGAAGCACAACAATCACTCCGGCTGCTGGTTTTGAAACTTCTAATATGTTTTATGTTAGAAACGGAAGCGGTATTCGAAATATGTCTTTTAGAGGACTAGAAGGTGAGTTAGGAGAGTTGAATGAGTTTTTAACACGTAGACCTAGTGCAGGAGCATATGTGAGCCTTGATCCCGGCGAAGGGCCTAACGACGAGTCTGTTTGGATAAAAACTAGGTCGTGTTATGTGCAAAATGTATCTACTTTTGGTACAGGCTGCATCGGCATGCGGATAGATGGTTCTTTGCACAACGGTGGGAACCGATCAATTGTTGCAAATGATTTTACGCAGGTACTGTCTGACGGTATAGGCTACTGGGCATCTGACAATGGTAGATCTGAATTAGTGTCAGTGTTTACCTACTATTGTCATATTGGTTATCTAGCGACAGACGGCGGAATTCTAAGAGCAACAAACGGAAATAATTCCTATGGAGAATTCGGATCTGTTGCAGAAGGATTTAATACTAATGAAACTCCTACAACTGCTACAATTGATAACACTAGAAATGAAGCACAAGTAGAAGAAATTATAACTTTTGGTACTAACGAACAAAAAATTATAGCACTAGGATATCTACATGCAGGCGAGGCGTATAATCAGGCTTCGATTGCGTTTTCGGGCTCTGGTATAGACGCCGACGGAACGTATAAAGAAATTAGAGACGGGGCTATTTCTCGTATCAGGGTACTCGGTCCAGAAGATTCTTCGTTGCCAGGCGGCAATCAATACACAAATACTATAAACAGTGCGCAATCTGGCACTGCAAAAAGTATAAGAATATCACAAGCCGATTCTAGAGAAAGCGAAGACTACATTGGGCAAAGAATTAGAATCATAAGCGGAAGAGGCGTTGGTCAATACGCAGAAATCGCTGCTTTCGATGCCGAGACAAAGGATATTATAGTAAGTCGCGAATACGACGGACAAAATGGATGGGATAATTTCCAACCAGGGTGGCCTATAGAAAATGTACTAGACGAAACAACAAGATACTCGATAGAGCCAAAAATAGATATTTCAGAACCAATATTCGAATCGGCAAGTGTTTCTTCTCCTGACACAGCCGAACCGTGGCATTATATTATTTACGGAGATCAGTTTATAGCAACAACAAAATCAGCAACAGAAACAAAAATATCAACTAGCGGTACTGGCACTAGCTGGGTAAATCCTATAGAAGTAGCATCAAAAGCAGCAAGTGGTATTGTTTATAGCAACGAGTTATATGTTATTTCTTTTAGTGCAGAGTCAGATGGATCTGCTACAGATTCTATTGCAACATCTCAAGATGGGAGTTCGTGGCTATTGGGAAGTGTTGGATTTACTGATAATTGGAATGCAATTGCTGTAGACGGCGAAGGCAGTATTATTTTAATTGGCGAAAACTTCAACATTCGATCAGCTGATAACGGTGCTACCTGGAGCAATGACGATCCACTTCCGCAAGTAGAAAGAGCATGGAATTTAGCAGAATATGGTAATGGAATATTTGTTACTATAGATAACGAAGTTGGTGATGTAGCAGTATCTACAAATGCAGGTATTGAGTGGACTATATATACTAATGCAATTCCAAATTATAACTGGACAGATCTTACTTACGGCAATGGAAGATTTGTTGCAATTGCACCGCCTTCGGATTCAACTGATCAAATAACACGAGTTGCAATTAGTTTCGACGGCGTGTCATGGCAAGAAAATGCCATTGAAATTGGAGACTATGAATATGTTTCATATGGCGCAGGAGTTTTCATAGCAACGGGTTCGGGATTCACAGTAGCAAAAAGCCAAAGCGGAATCTATTGGAAAACAGTGCAAGACGACAGTTCTGAGTACACTTTAACTGAATCAAGCACCTGGAAAAATTCTGCATATAATGCAGGTAATTGGATTGCAGTCAATGATAATGGGGGTAATTGGAACGCAATAACTACAGGAGCTAGGCCGATTATTCGAACAGCTATGCAAGGATCTAGTATAGATGAATTTATTATATATGATCCTGGCAGTAACTATTCGGAAACACCTGAAGTAATTATACAAGACAACAGTGTTCAAATCGAAGCGCTTTATACAGTAAATCTAAACAACGGAGTATTGCCCCAGCCAGAAATGGCAAACAGAGGCTCTGGTTATACTTCTGCTGCTGCAGAAATTACAGGAAACGGATTTGCTGAATTATTTCAAACAGGCAAACAAATAAATGTGTCTAACTTAACTAGGATTCCAGGTCCTGGCGCTAACGTAGCAATTGACGGAATAACGGATGTAAGATATAATCTAGTATCAGTAGACAACGTAGTAGAAACAGGTGAAACCTTTAACGCAACTGTTTCGATCGATCCACCGATTGATGTATTAGAATCACCTACTACGGGGACGAATCTAATATTACGCGAAGAATATAGCCAAATAAGACTTACCGGCCATGATTTCCTTGATATAGGCACAGGTAATTTTGAACAAACAAATTATCCAGAATTATATGTCGAAGGCGAAACTTCTGAAAATGCTGCTCAGCCGTTTAATGAAACTAGAGCAAGAGGCGGCGGAAGAGTATTCTATACTTCAACAGACCAAGACGGTAATTTTAATGTTGGAACACTATTTAAAGTAGAACAAGCATCTGGTATTGTTACTATTAATGCAAGTCAGTTTGATCTTTCTGGGCTTACTGAACTTGCATTAGGTGGCATACAGGTAGGCGGAACACAGGTGGTTATTAGAGAGTTCTCAAGAGATCCTACTTTTGTAGCTAACAGTAACTTTATTGTCCCGACTCAAGCAGCCATTGCAGAATATATCTTAAGACAGGTTTCAGGCGGTGGTTCAAATGCTCAAACTAACAGATTAGTCGCAGGACAAATAGAAATACAAGGAAACAGTATTGACACTACATCAGGACTGTCAATAAATGTTGACTCGCCTATGCAGATAAACGGCGGTGTAGGAGGACAGTACCTTGCACTACAGTTTTATTCTACATCAGGCGGTTTTGGTCTCGAATAAAAATAATAAATACAAGTAAGACGGAGCAATTAGATGGCTGAATTTAGATTAGGTAGAATTAGATTTGTTTGGAAAGAAGATTGGACACCAAATACATCTTTTTTGAAAGACGATATTGTAAGACATGGCGGTAAAACATATCTGTGTATTGCTACCCACACTAGTTCTACAAGTTTTGCACAAGACTTAGAATCTTACTGGAATACTTTATCTGAAGGACAAGAGTGGAAGGGTGATTGGATTTCGTCTAATTTGTATAAAGTCAACGACGTTGTAAAAAATGGCGGATATTTATACATTGCGAATACAGAACACACAAGTGCTCCGTCGTCAGAAATTTCAATAACAAACGTAGTGCCAGACAGCGAAGAAGATTTAGTGTCAATTTCATTTGCAGACACAGGTAGGATTCTTTTTGAAGAAGGTCAAACTATTGAAATTAGCAACGTAGTAAGCAACGGTGATCCTAATAATCTATACAATGGAACATTTACAGTTGCAAGCGCAACTACTAGCTCTGTTACAATTGAATCTAGTGTCAATGATTCTTATGTAGAAGGCGGCTCGATTGTTTTAGGATTAGAGTCTGATCGAGCAAAATGGGATCTATATGCAGAAGGATTTGATTATAAAGAAGAATGGACAACAGATAACACCTACAATGTAAATGACATTGTCAAATACGGTAGTACAATCTACATATGTACAAAAGCACACGTTTCTGCTTTAACAGGTAACGAAGGCTTAGAAGCAGATATAGATAAATGGGATATATTCTCTAAAGGCCTAGACTGGAAAGGAGATTGGCAACCGCTGATACGCTACAGACGTAACGATATAGTAAGATATGGCGGAATAATCTATGTAGCAAACGAAGGGCATTTATCAGCAGAAACGTTTAATGAAGGATTAGAAGCTGACCAATCAAAATGGAACTTCTTTCATAAAGGTGTAGACTACAGAGGAGAATGGGTAGCAGGTGCTAGATTCCGTGTTAATGACCTTGTAAAATATGGTAGCGGAATATGGATTTGCGTTCAGCAGCATATAAGCGGAAGCGATCTTACAGACGACGAGTCTAAATGGAATCAATTTGTTGACGGATTAGAATTTGAGGACAGCTGGAATAGTTCAGAAAGATATCAAATAGGCGATGTTGTTAGTTTCGGCGGCTATGTCTACACCGCTATCTCAAATAATACTAATGTAAAGCCAATTGACAGCACTGCAGACTGGGAACTGTTTAGCACGGGTTTTAGATTTGTAGGAGAATACGCAGAAGATAGTGTAACACAAGAATATGAAGTAGGAGATGTAGTACGTCTTGGCGGATATTCTTATCTATGTATCAAAACTCATGAAACTAGTGAGCGCCCTCCGAATACTGAATTTTGGGCAGAACTAAACCCAGGAATAGAATGGAAAGATGCTTGGACTGATGGCGCATTTTATGATGCGGGTGATGCGGTTTCTTTGACATTTACCGACGGAGACGAAGTAACAAATTCTTATATTTGCATTCTTGCTCATATAGCCGACGAAGGCGATGAACAAAATAGACCAGATCAAGACACAAACGGAATTTATTGGAGCCTGCTATCAGGCGGTCCTGAAAACAATGTGCTAGGACAGGTTGGTGATTTGCTGTACTACAGCGGCACTGGCCCTGCAGCATTACCTTTAGGGGATCCTGGACAAGTCCTCAGAGTAAGACAAGACGAAACAGCACCAGAGTGGGCCTATGTAGGACAGATCAACAATATTGTTTATGTTGAGCCACAAGAAGGCAAAGACGAACCTGCTCCGATTTACGGCTCTACAATTGATCAGCCTTTTAAAACAATTAGATATGCTACCTCCCAGATTGATAACGGAATTCTAAGACCTGATGCACGAAAGTTAATAGAGCTTAACACAGCGTTCATACAAAACGAAACTCTTAGATATGTGAACGAAAAAATAACAGCCCAAGAAGCAGGAACTATATGGGAAGGTTTTACAAACGATGAAGAATTTCTTACACTATCAGAATTTTATGAAGTTATTGATGTTGTACTATATGACCTAACTCATGCCGGTAATGCAGAAACAAGACGTCAGACACTGACTTATTTTGATTCAGGATCTCTAATAACAGAAATGGCAAATGAGAACGAACAATTTGTTGACGCTCTTGTGTATATGCAAACTGTGATAGACCCTATATTACGTAATGTTCCGGTCTCTACGACAATTAGTTTTTCTCAAACATTTACTAGTTCGGACGCAGAATCAGATGCACTAACAGTAATTGAAAGTTTATTTGATATTATTACCAATGCTCTGCTAGCAGAAGACACTACAAATCTACCAGCTGTAAATATACCAAATAGCACAGTTTTTGTAAAAACCGGAACTATGAAAGAAGTGTTACCGATTATAGTTCCAGAAAATTGCGCGGTAGCAGGCGACGAGCTTAGATCTACAAGAATTGAACCAGCTGAACAGATAGTAGAAGCTTCTGACGTAACATATTCTCTAGATGCAATATCTAGATTGCAGACAATTATAGATCCTATTGTAACCGGAGATGAAGGCGCATTTACAGCATCTTCTGGAAACACAGAAACTTATGTTGTTACAGATCCGGTATTAGGAAGTGCCCAAGCCGGCGAGGATGCTGCTGAACTCTTCCAGCAAATAAGTGATTATATTGATTGGGGTATTAACGGTGTTACAGGCGATTCTACAGAACCCAAAACTGCAGGAAGCAATATTGTTAATAACAACACAGGCTACACCTATGCTGTAGAAGCCATAGAAAAGAATAGAGCATTTCTTATTGAAGAAGCTATTGCTTTTATCAAAGCAGAGAATCCTTCTTATGAGTTTAACGAATCTGCCTGTAGAAGAGATATTGACAGATATATTTCAGCAGTGCAGTATGATTTACTTTACACAGGAAATTACAAGTCACTGCTAGCAGCCAAATATTATGTGAATTCTGTTCTAGGAAGCACTGCTGAAGACATGTTCTATATGAGAAACGGAACTGGTCTTCGTAACTGCACGGTAGCAGGCTTAACAGGCACACTGTCTGCAGAAAACGAGTTTGGAACCAAGCGTCCAACAGCTGGGGCTTATGTAAGTCTCGACCCAGGCTGGGGACCAGACGATGAAAGAGTCTGGATCAAAGCAAGATCACCGTACGTGCAAAATGTTACTACATTCGGCACAGGATGTGTGGGTTGTAAAATTGACGGAGACCTCCACAACGGCGGCAATGATTCTATTGTAGCAAACGATTTCACACAGGTAATTTCAGATGGAATCGGAGCGTGGTGTACTAACCTAGGAAGAACAGAACTTGTTTCTGTGTTCTCCTACTATGCTCACATCGGATATCTAGCAGAAAACGGCGGAAAAATAAGAGCAACCAATGGTAACAGTTCTTATGGTACTTTTGGTACTGTAGCGGAAGGTGTAGACGGAACAGAAATTCCCACAATTGGGCAAGTAGATAACAGAGCATTTGAAGCAAGTGTAAACAGAGTTTTTACAACCGGCGATCAAATTTTAACTTTCGAATATTCAAATGCAGGACAAAACTACACATCGGGTGGCACAGAATTTATAGTTACAGGCGAAGGGTTTAATGCAGAACTTGATACACCGCAAACTGTCGACGGAGGTGTTTTTGAAGTAAGAATGCTAGACACCGATGTAACCGGCGACGGCGAAGGAGACTTCGGCGGAGACAACTACTTCACAAGTCAGAATGCGGCACAAGGCGGTAATGCTACTTCGATAACGCTTTCTAACACTGAAGTAGCTATACCTAGCCAGCTATTTGGCTTAGCTATTTTTATAGCATCTGGTCTCGGGGCCGGACAATATGGTGTTATTGCAGAATATAACAGCGGGACAAAGATAGCGCAAATAGGAGACTCAGCAGTAGGTGTTATTGAAACAACAGCAGTCGATGCAAGCACAGGAGAAATCACAGTTGCTACAACTGCAGAACTATCTGCAGGAGACAATATAAGATTTACTGGTACCGAATTCGGAGGCCTTGACAGTGCTACGGTTTATGTGATAGATACAGTAGTTAGTGCAACAGCAATTACACTGGTTTCTCCGGGAACACTTACTACAGAAACCGGATTAATGTTCTTGTATCGTCCAGGATGGGATGTCCTTGTACCCGGAGTTGTTTCTGTAGAAACTAATCTTGACGCTAGTACATCGTATCTTATCGAACCGAGAGTTGTTATTGATCCACCTCGTGGCGCAGATTTCAGTACTTTTAATGATATACAGTTAAACAATTCAACCAACCTTTCAGGTCTTCAACACGGTGTGTTTTTCAAACCAGACGGTAGACGAGTGTATGCAACTGACCAGGGCGATTCACTTCTCCAAGCAGATCTAGACATAGCTTGGGATATAACGTCGATAGACGACCGCCCTGGCATTAGTCTTAAAACTGTAGATCTCGGATTACCCGGTGTAGGAGCTTATGGCTTATATATAGGGAACAACGGTCAGAAATTATACATCGCGGTATATGTTGATAGCGATAACGGAGAAATTAGAGAATATGATCTCTCAACGCCTTATGATATAACAACTGCCTCCTATACTGGAAACATTCTGTCTATAGCGGAGAGAACATTTGAGGTTACATTTAAGCCAGATGGCACAAAAATGTTTGTTCTAGCAATAGGTTTCGACTCTATAACAGAATATGATCTTTCAACAGCATGGGACCTTTCAACAGCTTCTCTTTCTCAAACTGCAGACACGAGTCCTAGCTTCGGCGGTGGTTTCGATTTTAACGGCGATGGTACTATTTTAGTTCTAACGCAGGGCGTCAGTGGACAAAATACTATTCAAAAACATATTCTTTCTACTCCCTGGGACATATCAACTTTAGATCCCAGTCCTGATGCGATTTTTGATTTCAGCATATACGGAGGATCTTCCCAAAGCACTGGTATATATCTACGCAACGACAGCGAGAAATTATATGTAAATCAATTTGACAATGACATATTCGAATTTGACACATTACCGGCACTTCAATTTGCAACTAATGCTGCAAAAGCAAGAGCAGTTGTAGACGACGAAAAAGTTGTTCAGATTAATATATGGGACCCAGGCACTGGCTATACTAGTGCTCCTAACGTAACTATAGTAGATCCAAACAACACAATAGATGCTCCGACTCAAGCAAGAATAGGGGACGGTGTTCTTACACAGCCTACTTGGATAAATCGAGGGCAGGCATTTGAAACTGCACAAGCAGAAGTAACAGGCGACGGTTTTGCAGATCAATTCCAGCCTGGCGAATTTGTAAGAGTAAAACAACTTACAGATATTCCCGAAGCTGGCTCTAATATTGTTTTCGGACATCTTCCTAATAAAGTATTCAAAGTTGTAGTTATTAGACAGCTCTTAGGAACAGGCGAGTTCGGCGACGAACCTCCATTTAGTGCTCAGCTACAAGTAAGTCCAGAACTTACTATCAGTGAAGCTGCGCCTCACGAAACAGAAGTAGAATTACGCATAAGGTTCAGTCAAGTAAGACTAACTGGACACGACTTTCTTGATATTGGTACCGGTAATAAAGAAGAAACAAATTATCCAAACGAACCTGAGTACGATCCGGATCCAGAAGCAGAAACTAGAGAAAGCGACGGTGGCAGAGTATTTTATACCTCGACTGACCAAGATGGTAACTTTAGGGTAGGCGAGCTGTTTTCAATCGAACAGTCAACAGGCGTGGCCACTCTTAATGCCGATGCTTTTAACATCTCAGGGCTAAACGAGCTTTCGTTAGGACAGCTTGGACTTGGTGGCACAGGTGTAACAATTACAGAATTCTCAGCAGACGGGACTTTTGCTGCTGACAGTGATTCTGTAGTGCCAACGCAGAAAGCAATCAAAACGTTTATTACGTCACAGATTGGCGGCGGCGCTGCATCACTTAACGTAAATAGTATTACCGCTGGTGAAATACAGATACTTGAAAGGCAGATATTAACTACAACAGGTAATCAGATTGTTGTAGAACAGAAGATGAACTTTGCAAAAGGAATAGACGGCGTGCCAGCTGCTCTAAATTTCTTTCTATCACAATAACGGAGAACAACAATGGCATCTGGAAGATTAGGAGCTGCAGACCTTGCAGTAGCAACAGACACAGTACTTTACACTTGTCCAGCAGACACATTTACTGCTGCAAGCGTAAGCATAGTAAATAGAGGCAACGCTGCAATTGCAATAAGACTTGCAATTGCAGAAGCAGACACCCCTACAAACGCTGAATTTATTGAGTACGACGTAGAACTGCTACCCAAAGGCGTTCTAGAACGCACAGGTTTGGTTTTAGATGCAGACAAACGTATTGTTATTAGGTCGTCTGCTGTTAATGTCAGTGCAGTAGCGTTCGGCATAGAAACACCAATAAATTAATAAATAGATACAGCAGAGGAATTTTTTAAAATGGGTAGATATATATCTGAAACAGGAACAGCATCTACAGTTGTTAGAGAAATTAGTTCTAACTACGATGCTGAAGTAAATGATAGAATTTTGTTAGATAGCAGCGGCGGATCTTTTACTGTGACCTTACCGATAGTTTCATCATTATTAGTAAATGATACTATACAGTTTATAGACGTTGTAAGTAGTGCAGGAGCCAACGTTATAACAATTGACAGAAACGGTGCTTTAATACAGGGTACTTCTGAAAATCTTGATATCGATGTTGACGGTGCTACTATCACAATTATGTATAGCGGAACAACATACGGATGGATATTAATAGGAACATAACATGCCTAGTTTAAGAACGCTATTAAACACGTTTGATCCTTCGGGACTAGATGCAGGAACTGCACCGAGATGGCAACGAGATACACAGCTGAGCCAATATTTTTTAGCGTCGTACGGATTGTGCGGGTATTGCACGGAGCTAGACAACGACTGCTGGGGCGATTTTTGCATAGAAGACTCTATGCAGTTTGTAACTCTTGAACTTTGGGGGGCCGGCGGCGGCGGCGCAGGCGGTTGTTGTTGTTCGTGGGGCCCGCCGGGCGGCGCCGGTGCCTATGCAAGACTTTTATTAGATAATTCTGCAAACGGTTACAGTGGCAATCACTGTATGTGTTTTCCATCAGCAGGCTGCTGTTCCCCAAATTCTTGTTGCGGCTATAGAGGATGTACTACCTACTGGAACGGGCCAGGTGTAAGTAATCTTTGTGCAGAAGGAGGGCAAGGCGGATGCGGAATCTGTTTCTTTTTCAACTGTTTTCCTAATGGCGGATGTGGCGTTCTAGAACACCCTTGCGCAAACAATAACGCATGTTATTATGGTGCTGCAGTAAATCAACCAAACGGAGTTCCTGAAACTGCTACCGGAGCAACAGGCGAACATGGTTGGCTGCAAACTGATGTTTGTTGCAGTAGTAACTGGTGTTATTACAAAGTAGCACTTCCGGTGCCAGCGGGCCTAGGCACTCAGGCTACTACTTATAAGGTGACCAGAGCATTTTGCAATACAGGCACCCAACGTGACGACTGTAGGCGCGGCAGCATGTTTAACGATCATGTAGCAGGCGGCGGCGGCCGAATAGGTCCAGGTATAGGAGTCGGAGGCACTACTGCAAGAGTTTGTGGCGGCGGCTGCTGTTGTGGCTGGAGAGGCGGCCCAGGATTAATAAAGGTAAGTTGGACATAGTTATGGCGGGTTTAAGAACATATTTTGGTAAGTTTGATACAGTAACACAGTCTGAGGTAGATGCAGGGGAAGTTGCTATTGCATTTCAATACAGCGGAAACATCATAACTCTTATGCCTTTCTGTCAAGACACACCAGGCTGCTGTGATACAAGAGATGGTGAATTTATGAGATGGTGTGTGCCAACCGGAACCACCGAAGCAACATTCTATCTTTGGGGCGGCGGCGGCGGCGGCGGCGGCGCACGTTGCTGTCAGCAAGGGGTTCCAGGCGGATCCGGAGCATTTGCAGAAAAAACTATCGCAGTTGATGCTGGAGATTGCTACGTAGTTTGTGTAGGATTCGGTGGTCGATGTTCAGAAATCTGTCAAGGCTGTCGTGGATGTTGTAGCTACATACTGGGAAATAGACTCGATTGTTTTCATGCAGAAGGCGGCTTTGGTGGGAAAACCTGTTGTTTCGCATATCCTCGGTCTTGTTGTACTGCGGTAACTTGTCCTTTTTGGTATTTGGATAACTGTAATCAAGCAACTTTCAATGATGCCGATAAAGGAGCATTAGGAGTGCTTGGCTATGTATACTCATTTACAGAATGTAATACATCAATGTGCTGCTTCAAACAGGCATTGCCTTATCCAGGCGGTCTTAATAACAAGCAAGGCGGGCATAATATAATGCGTAATCAAGGGTGTGCTTGTAACAACGAGTGGATTCATTGTGCTGCAAGCTGGAGCGGTCAGGAGACAAGTCAAGCGGTAGGAATGGGAGGACCTAGTGCGACTGCGTGCGGCGGCGGCTGTTGTTATGGCTGGCGAGGCGGCCCTGGGATGGTAAAGTTAACCTATAGATGAAGTTGATAAATATCTAAAAGAAAAAAATAAAAGAAGTATGTAACAATGGCAAGTCTAAGAGATTTATTAAATATAACTACAGCAGAATCACTTATTGCGTCTGCGACACCGATAGAAGGCGAGCAGGAGATTTATCAATTTACCTGCTGGGATGACGACGGTCACAACCAACACGACGGTTGTTGTGAAGTATTCATTTCGCCCGCATCTGTGACCTGTGCAACTATAGAAGTGTGGGGCGGCGGCGGCGCAGGCGGAGGTCTTGCTTCGTGCTGCGACGAGAATTCCTGTATATACGGACCCGGTGGTGGCGCTGGCGCATATGTTGTAAAATGTTTAACAGGGTTGTCGAGTGATTGTTTTTCAATCATAGTCGGTCAAAAAACAAACTGTTCGTGTAACTGGACCGGCTGTGAAGGGTGCTATAGCTGTGTATGCAGCCCTTATGGAGATTTATGTGCTCAAGGCGGCCCAGGCGGCGAAATGTACTGCAACTGGGGTTGCGGTGTGTGCTGTAGCGGAACTGCTAATGCATACGGCGGCGATATTAATATAAACGGGTTACCTGGAAAATATTGTGCCAAGTGCATAAGTACCGACTGTTTTTCTTATAACCAACACCTAATACCATATCCAGGAGGATTGGTAAATCTATGCGGCGGCTGGGTACAAACACAACAACGAGAATGCTCTGGATGTAGAATCTGTAATTATTGTCAATACTGTTTAGCTATGGAAGCACTGCCGACTTTTGCTGCACCATTACTAAGATGTTATGGTTATGTTCCAGGTATACCCGGCGCCAGTGCTGTCGGGTATTGCGAATGCGAGTGCGAAAGACCTTGTCAGTGTGGCCCTGCAGGAAATCCAGGCATGGTAAGAATTACATACAAATAAACGGAATAAAAGAATGCTAATAAACTTTACTTACGAAATACCTGATGTCTATGGCACAACTAGTACGACCAAGGGTCTCACCCAAACTTCTGTATATAACGGCCCAGAAAAGTTTTATATCCAAGTCACTCCAGAAAATAAAATTGATGAAAAAAGCGGTATTAGGTTGGAGAAAGATGCAGTAACACTTGAATCATGGTTACAAGAAGGAAACAAAAGCGTTCTAGTGGATGCTAAAAAACAAACTCTTCTAGCATATTTGTTAGCACATGACGACGAAGACGACGACGAAGAAGATCAAGAAGAAAATAAAATAACAATAAACGAGGAAACTGAGCAGCATTATTATCTACCAAACGAATCGACACCGTTCTTTTCTCATATTATTCCTATCGGCGTAGACGAAATATATGAAATCAGAGATATAATATATAATCAGAAAGACGGAACTTTTTACATACCTATGTCTGACCATTCAAACCCAGACGAAGATCCTTTTCCAAAAGTAGAGGACATTGTGCAGGAAGCTAAAGATTTTAAAAGTCAAAATAGTCTTACTCAAGAGCAGATATCGTTGATTGATAATTATATATTAGAAGTTAAGAAAATACCTAGCAAATATAGAGATTGGCCGAGACACATGTGGCCGGACATAGATTTTCCTATAGAAGATTTAGACACAGAATAAAAAATTATCTAATTTAAAAAACTGTATTCTTGAGAATAGATAAGTATCTTTATGTTAAAGAACTTATATCAACCTCCGTCTCCAAAAAAAACCGAGTTAGTTGCAAATCGTACCAGCATGTTCACATTAAATGTTCTTACCTATGGTTATAGCAGACTCAAGAATTTTTTACAAAAAAATCCATTTTCTATTATGTGTCAATTCAGTTCATGCGCACAAGATTTCCAAGAAGGTGAGCCGATAATTGTTTTTTACGAATATCTAGGTGAGGATAATGATGTTTTTGTTGAATTTTACAACCATTTAAAAACAATTTATTCGAATTCAAAAATTTACTTTGTATTAGACGATTGCTACGAAGGATTGATTACTTTAGAGTTTATAGAAAAAATTAATAACAGCATACAAGTAGACGGCTGGACCGTTGTAACTTCTAATTTAAAAATAAATCACAAAAATGTGATTAACCTCCATTATCACCTGTTCGATAAAGCATATGACAATACCACAGTAGCCGAAACAGCTTTTTCGCCAAATCTAAATCTAAGAAACAAAAAGTTTATTTGCTTGAACCGTGCAGAACGTATTCATCGATTTGAGACTGTTTTATATCTTTTTGAAAAAGAATTAATAAAAGACACTCATGTAAGTTGTCAAAATATTCAGCTTTTATATCAAGTAGATAATATTGACCCTATTAAAATGCGAAATTCAGATGCTAAACAAACTTTAGGTGATATTCAAGATCAAAGATTGTATAGCGGTTTTCATGAGATAAAAAACCATAATTTTAATGAAGAACAGCTTGATATTTTAAGAAATAAGTTACCGCTTTGGATAGAACAAGAGGATACCATACTGCTCAATCCAAAAAATATGCCCAATTCTAAAACTATACATAACGACAGCTACTGGGCATTAGTAACCGAGAGAGATTTTTATAGATCGAACGTGTATGAGGGCTATACTGAAAAAACTGTCAAGTGCCTTTTGTATGGTATTCCTTTTATTATTATTGGTCTCCCGCACACACTAAGGCATTTACGCGAGCAAGGATTCTTTACTTTTGAATCTTTTATAGACGAATCTTATGATGATATAGAAGACGATTATCAGCGATTCGAGGAAATTAAAAAACAGATTGATTATCTTTCTTCATTAAATTATAACGAGCTTGATTTAATGTATAAGAAAATGCTTCCTTTACTAGAATATAATTATAATCATTTGCAGAGAATACACCAATCCTCAGTTTCTGGTAAGTTGTCTAATTTAGTACAACAATGGTATTCACAGAGTCATCGGGCGTAAAAGGTATTTTGCATCGGGTAATAGTATAACGAACATAATCAAGAAATGATTTATGCGTAGAAGAGAAATTATGGTTAGATCGATCTGAATTTCTAAAAGGATCAAATACAAATTCTTTTTCCTTTTGCTCTTCTAGTGTATAGCTATTGTTAGTTACAACCCACAGCGTAGCACAATCGATATTGAATTTTTCTTTATAAATAGAATTGCATATTACAAGATTAGATTCTGCTATTCGTTGAAGCATGTCTTCCTCTTTTTCTATCAACTCAACTTCTATTTTAGATGTAAATTCGTGAAGTAAGCTATCTATAAAGGTAGCCGGAATATCTTGGTTGAAAATCAGCAATTTACATAAATGAATACTCAAAATAATACCTGTAGTATAAAATTTAAAATATATCTATTATCGTCAGCGTAATTAAAGGTATACGAAGTAGTAAGATGCGCCGGCATTAACAGTATTTCTCCTTCTGGAATTTGACCTTGAAAAACATTTGTATTAATAGTGTTAGAACTATCTGGCCAAATATTTCCAAAATAATTACGATCTGCAATTTCATTCGTAATAAGAATATCACCCGAATTAGGCGGAGCTTGCAAAAAATATGCACCGTAAAGAAATCCGTTAGATTGAGTCTGATTTGGTATAAATTCGTGTTTTTCACATCTAGTGCACCACATAGCCGAGACCGCAATGCTTTTATCTAAACTTATATCAAAATCTTCATGAATTCTAGGACACAGCGATCCTAAGAATCCAACTAATTCTTCAAATACAGGTACAGTGTGTAAAGCCTTTTTAGTAGTAGAAGAAATTTTATCCAGTCTGTCGACAACCGGAGAATTATCAATGAGTTTGTCTACATATGCTCTATATAATTCTTTGTTCTTTTCGTGTTGGGGAAATCCGATTTTATATAGAGGCACTGTAAAAAGTGCTTGCCTTAACAGTTTTTCGCTCATGCATGTATGTATGCATTAACCTTTTCTAACCAAAAAAAAACGAATGCAGAGAGTTATTTCATAAATATCAGGAGGAGATTACAATTATGAGACCCAAAGCATTTTTTATTAATGGCGGCGCCGGGCGGGTATTATGTTCCATACCTGCCTTTGAAAAATATTTTGAAGAAGTTACAGAGGATTTTATTATTGTTTGTGAAGGTGGCATGGAATTTTTTAAAGGACACTTTCAGTTACATGAAAGAGCATACGATGCGTGGCATAAAGATCTATTTGAAAACAAAATTAAAAAAATGGACTGTGTTTCTTTAGAGCCTTATAGAATGTGGGAATATTATAATCAACAATGTAATCTTTCACAGGCGTTCGATATTGAAGTAAACAATAAAGGCATTCGCGAGCTGAACCGGCCTACAATAAGGTTAACACGAGAAGAATTAATTTCAGGAACAAATGTTATTAAAGAAGTAAAGACAGCTACAAAAAAAGATCATGTAATTGTTATACAACCGTTTGGAAGAGGTGCGCAGCCGATGGGCAATTTTATAAATGATTCCTCTGGCAGAAGTATAGAATTTAAAAATCTTGTACAGTTTGTAAAGGCATTACAGAAAGATTTTGCTGTTATATTAATGAGCGAATACCAGCTAGATTTTGAGAAAGAAGGATGTAGTCAACCCGTAGCGCAACCACAAAATATTGATTTACGTCATTGGGCTGGAATTATCAAAGCAGCAGATTATTTTTTAGGCTGCGATTCTGTAGGACAACACATTGCATATAGTTTTGACAAACCGGCAACAGTTATTGTAGGATCTACCTTTTCAGAAAATACTTCGTATCCAGAATGTACAAAATTTGACATACAGGATATGGGAGAAGGACTTAGAAAATATGACCCTATTCGGATAGTGCCAGATGAACTTGTCAATAAAAATAATGACGGTATCATGATAATGAATGAAGAAATTGAAAAAGTAATTTTGGAATCATTAAAAAATAATTTTAAAAAATTTGTAATTAACAGTGCTCCGGCGTCAAATCTAATCGGATCAAAGCAGCAGAAAAAAGTAAATTATTTAGAGCAAAACAGAGATAAAAAAAAGATCGACACCAGTAAGGAACAAACTAAATGAATGATTTATGGATCGCAGGGATTTCTAGAGGACATAACGGTTCTTTATGTCTTTTAAAAAATGGAAACATTGTTTTTTCTATAGAAGAAGAAAGATTAAGCCGAAAGAAATACGACGGTAGCCCTTTTGCCGCAATGGTTAAAATACTAGAGTATACAGACAGGTTAGATTATTTAGTAGTAGCTCATACTCAAAGCCTAGAAGAATCTGCTGGTATAATTGATTTTACTGGCGATAACATGTATACTGGCATGGCAAGGAAACTGGGATTAATTGACAGAACTGCTGACGCTGATAGTCATCCGCAGGTAATTGACTTAAGTGGAATACATCATCAACTACATGCAGCATGTGCATTTTATAGATCAGGGTTTGAAACTGCTACAGCAGTAGTTGTAGATGGTGCAGGAACTTTTATTCCTTTATCTGACGGGAAAAGTTCTAGCATAGGCTTTGAAACAGAAACAATATTTGCATGCGGGTATCCAGACACATTTCAAACAAAATATAAGCACATAGGGCTTCGAGGCCCTGCACCTGCTTCAATACAAAATATCAAAGACGATACGGGTCGAGAGCATGCTGTAGTTATTTCAGACAGAGCAGGAATTGTAAAAGCATACGAAGCAGTTACACAGTATTGTGGTTTTTCGGCCATCGAAGCTGGCAAGACAATGGGTCTTTTTCCATACGGAAAAGAAAACAATAATATTCCGCCAATATTTGAAAAAGACGCTGCAGTAACTCTAGTTAATAGGAATTTAATTATTCCAACTTATCCTAATGCTGCACTGGTAAACACGGTTGTTTATCCAGAACTACAAGACGAGCAAGTAGACGACATTACCGAATTATCTAATCGACGCGATTTAGCATATGCAGTACAAACAGAAACGCAAGAATCAGTGCTAGATTTAATTAACAATGCTGTTGAGTTAACTGGGAACAAGAATGTAGTCCTTTCGGGTGGATATGGCTTGAATTGCGTTGCTAATTATTATTATCTTAATAATCTTGATCCAGAAATAAATCTATACGTAGAGCCAGTGTCTAACGATGCTGGCACCGCTATAGGTGCAGCATATTTGATTCATCAGTCAATTACTCAGAGTACAACGCCAATGCCGAGAACAGATGATTTATATTTAGGTCCAAAATATAACATAGACGATTCTTTTCTTGCAGAACTAATAGAAAAATACGACGCAGAAGTGATACAATCAGACTATAATAGTGTAGTTGAGAAACTACAACAAAAAAATATTGTAGCTCTTTTTCAAGGAAGATCAGAAAACGGTCCTAGAGCACTGGGCAATAGAAGCCTACTGTTTGACCCTACAGTCGAAAACGGTAAAGATTTTGTTAACGAAGTAAAGCGAAGAGAGTACTTTAGACCTTTTGCTGGATCAATTCTAGAAGAGGATGCACACGAATGGTTTGATCTTAGAGGTATGCAGTCTTCTCCCACAATGATGTATGCAGTTAATTGCAGAGAAGGAGTAGCAGAAAAAATACCTGCAATTATTCACGTAGACGGTACCTGCAGAATACAAACAGTAAACTCTGAACAAAATCCTGTATACTATGATTTAATATCCACATTTAAGGAAAAAACAGGAGTACCAATACTGTTTAACACTTCGTTTAATCTTGGCGGCGAACCGTTAGTCGAAACCTTAGATGATGCTTTTAGAACACTAGCAGAAAGTGACATTGAATATCTGTACCTTCCAGAAAACAACTGTTTAGTTTACATAAAAAATTAATAAATATACTAAACGGTAGAATAAATGTCTAATTTAACAAAATTTTTTACAGAAGGACTAAAAAACACAATACTTCTGAGAAATAATTCTGGATTTTCACATAAAGGATCTTGGATACAAGCAAATCCGAACACTGTGCTTGACAGATGGTACTTAGGCGATTTTTGCTCGGCAGAATACACTATCAGTAGCGAATACGATTCTCGAAACAGAGAACTAGTTAAATGCCTAATTACTGCAGGTATTGATAATGCTGATCTGCAGGTTTTTTCAAGATCTGCAACAAAGCAAGATTTAATTGGTATAGAAGCTATCGTTAATAATTCATTCGTGGAAGTTTATGTTTTTCCAAAAAAAGATATATTAAAAGACACAAAAGTTATTTTTACTGCACAATATTTTGAATCTCAAAATCCTCTTGTATCCTAAATCTAATAAATATTGTGCAGGAGCAATTAAATGATAAAACGCAAAATAACAGGTACAGCATTTAGATCCGATTATGGATTCAGTAGTCCAAACTTTTCTGTAGATTCTAGTGGAAATATTATTGCTTCTTCTATAACTACTGTAGAAACAGGAAGCGGCGAGGAGGAAGGAAATGTTTTTGATTTTTCGCTTACTGACGACGAAAATGGCGTAGTTTTTATTGAATCGGTTCCTGGTGTAAATCCTGCATTTTCTATAGCAAAGACGCAAAGAACTAGATTATTAATTAATTTTGATGTAGTAGACCTATTCTTTTTGCGCGAGAATAAAGAGGATCTGCTGTCTATAGGCATTCAGCATAGTTCAGGAACCTCGAACTTAGATGCACAGGGAGAGAGTACCGGAGTGTATACTCTTAATATTCCAGCCGACTTTACAGACGAATTTATATACTATACTAATAGAGACAGAAGCCTTTTCGGAGAAATAACTATTGTTGATCCTGTTGGAATTTTTTCAACTTTAGCTGTTACAGGAACAACTTCTGCAGAAAATTCTACAACCGGAGCGCTTACTGTAGCCGGGGGTCTTGGGGTTGCAGGATCTATAGCAACTCCGACTTTGAATGTAACAGATATTGTGTCTGACAGTAACATAAACTTTCTATCTGAAGGTACAATTACAGTATTAGGCACTGACTCTAGTGTGATTGGAATCATAGACGATGAAGGTTCGACTCTTCCGGTAGTTAATACAGAAGTAAACAACTCAACCATCGGACTAACCGCTCCGGCAGCCGCTCAATTTAGCAGTGCAAAAGTAAACCTATCTCCTACTGTAAAAAACGATTTAACAAATAAAGCATATGTTGATAGTAGAGATATTGCTTTCTCGATCGCATTTGGATTATAAAAAATGGCAAAAACGCAGATAAAAAATTACAGTTTCAAACCAGGCATTGGAAGAAATGATAATCTGTTTCCAGATGCTTTTGATTTATTAGCTCTAAACACCGAGTTTATAAAGAAAGAGGCAACAGCATGGATACAGGATCAAATTGATGCCGGAGTTACAGGATTTGTTGGATACACCTATAACGACTCTAAGTGTGAAAGAGATATTGGATATAATTTAGATGCTTATCTGAAAGATTTGAGATTTGGAGGCAACGAAAATACTATAAATGTTATTAAAAATTATTGGGAGCAAGACGTTGCACAGATTGACGGCGATCGTCAGCCCGAAATACAAACCTATCAATTTATAGATACTCTAATCCAAGACTTCATATTAACTAACACTGCATTTTCAGCAAGTAATATAGAAATAACCCAAACTATCGATACTGATAAGACCGTAGAGCCAGAAGCGTTTACTAAACTTGAGACACTAGTCCAAAATACGGTTGATGTAATAACAAATGGTTTAGGATCGTTACCTACACTAGAACCGACCGGAGTAGGACATATTATTATTCAAGGCCAGTACGATCTCGAAGATATACTCCTTATCACAAATGTAACAAAAAACGAAATTATTTTTAATTTTGCTGATCCTGCTACCGGCGGAACAGTAGATCTGCAAAAAAGAGGAGAGTCAGAAGAATTTGCTGCATACCTTCAAATTACCGATGCTGTAACAAAGATTACTCTTAATTATGATACGTCTAATCACTCTCCTGACGACGAATTACAGATCTTTATTGAATTTTCAGAAAACGGTAAGAGCATAGTAACTACAAGACCATTTGACTTCGGCACAGACGCAATTGAAAGAATGCGAGTTGCTACTCCCTATTCTATGCTTGACGCTGACTTCGAGTACGGCTTGCAGACTACCAAATGGTCTGCAATTAGTACTATGCGAGGCTATCCGTCGGTATATGAAGTGCCGGGTACAGATACAACCGTAAGTATAATTACAACAGACGCATCTGCCGGTACAGAAGGAATTGGCCAAAGTTTAATTACTGTTACTACAGTAACAAGACACGGATTTGAATCTGGCACACCTATTACTATAAAAGGATTAAACGATTCTATATCCGGCGCGGCAAGGGCAGAAGGATCTTTTATAGTTACCGAAGTACTGTCAGATACACAATTTACCTACTTTGCAAAATCTAAAGTAGGTAACACGGACGGAGAACGTATAGACACTGCATTTACTCAGCTAAGAGAAGCAGGATTTTACACTGGCGCTTCAATAGGCAATCCACAATTTGAAATTGCCAGCCAGGGTAGCGCAGGAACGCTAGTAGCAGAACTGGATGTAGCAATCGGTAGCACAATTATTCCGTACGACGGCCCGACTCCTGAAGTCGGTGCTCCTTTAATAAACAGTTCGATAGCTGTCGGAACTCAAATCACCGGCTCCTTAGAAACCAGCGCAGGTGGCGGCGTATTTATTACACCAAAAATTATTGGAGATTATACCTCCAATGCCGATGTTATTAATGTCGACGACGCAACAGGTATAATAGAAAGTCTTGCTGCAAATAATGGTAGCGGCACTGCAATATATGTTTCAAACATTATTGGCAACTCTGTTATTTTTTCTGATCAGTTTGACATAGAAATAATAGGAAATGAAACCCAATACATAGACATTTCTGGCACTAACATTGATTCTAATGGTATAAATCAAGTGTTTGACATTTCTAAATCAAATGGAATTTATTCGACAAATATAGTAAATCCAGGAACTGGATTTGAGGTAGGAGATAGAATCCTATTTACAGGAGATCAATTAGGCGGCCTATCTCCAGATCACGATCTAGTTCTCCTTGTAGATTCTATAACACCTTCGGGCGAAATACAAACAGTTCAGCAGATAGGAGAGGCATTTAATGCTACTGACAATGTGCTTTTTGCTGACACTACTGTACCGTTAGGAGGTAACGGCGCCGAAGCAGCGTTCGATATTACCTATCAAGACAACGTTTTTGAAACTGTTGACATTGCTAGTCCGGACCTTACACAAGACTATATAGTCGGAGATAGAATACTAATAACAGGTGATAAATTTACACCCCTCGGAGAAAGTCCTACAAACGATTTAATTATTACAGTAACAGAAACAGGCACCGGCGGTTCAATTGTAGCAGTAGAATTTGAAGGAACTGCGCCTGACGCACAAGTATCATACATCGAGCCTCCGTTTACTTACACGGGCTTAGGAACAGGATTTGCATTTACAGTTACTAGAACTGGAACAGTATACAGTATTACTATACAATCTGGCGGGTCAGACTATCAAGAATCAGAAGAAATCACCGTCTCAGGAGCCGAACTTGGCGGCACTTCGCCTGCAAACGATCTTGTCATTACAGTTTCTGAGGTAGATGCTGCAGGCACAATATTCGGAGTATCGCTTTCAGGATCAGCAATAAACGCAGATTCTGTTACTGTTGATCAAGTTCAGAATCTAGTAGGCAACGGAGCAACTTTTAATGTTACTATCAATAATGAAGTATATACCAATGCTGAAGTTTTAGATCAAGGACAGGACTATGCCACAGGGCAACAGATTTTAATTACAGGCGACACTCTATTAGGATCGAGTCCTGAAAACGACTTGATCCTTGATATAACCGAAGTAGATGCAAACGGCGGAATTGTATCAGTCGACATAAACTCTGGCGTTGCTGTAGCCGATAATCTAAGTTTTCAGGGAATCTCAGGAGAAATACAACAGCCAGAAGGATTCGGTGCAAGATTTAATATACTCAGAGCTAATAGCGAATATACAACTGAAGTTTCTAATCAAGGCGAAAACTATAAAGTAGGTGATAGAATTAGAATACTAGGTTCTCAGCTAGGCGGAACAAATTTTACAAACGATCTTACACTTCGCATTGTAGAAGTAGAAAATAATGGGGCAATTTTAGACGATAGCTCGGTAGGATTTATACAAATCTATGAGCAAGCTGTGCAAGGGTATAATCTTGATCTATTTTCTACGGTAACTGTCAGCGAACCTACAATCTCAGAACTCACACAAGGATCAACAATAGACTACGAATTGTTGGCTACTTTAGAAATAGAATTTGACAGCGCCCACGGACTAGTGCCAGGGGATACATTTATAGTCGACACAAATAGTGACACGCCAGAAAACGGCCATCTTCTTGCTGCGGGTAGCTTCTTTGTATCACAAATTCCCAACGTAACAACACTACGTTATACCGCAAGAGCACCTGGTGCTATTGATACAGACAACGGAAATGATTTGATAAGTGGTGACGTATACAGCAGACCAGACAGCTTCTTTGTGCATAGGCCATTTGACGGCGGCGTTCAGCTAGGCACCGGCGGACCGCAGCACGGCGCGTCTGCTGTCAGACAGAGCAAAAAATACATAAGATATCAGTCTGGTAAAGGCATAATGTATACAACTGGTGCTCTTTTTGCGCCTTCTTACGACCTTAGATCTGTAACAGCAGAAGACGTAGAAGTTAATTCCCTCATTACTATTACAACAGATGACAATGATCATGGTGTGCAGCAGGGAGGTATAATTAGACTGCTAGGCATAGAAACTCCGGGGTATAATTCAGGATCAGAAACTGCTATACCCCCTGAATTTGACTACGAAGTTGCAAATATCATAGACGAAAGAACCTTTCAAGTTCGATCTAAGAGAAGACTAGGATCTACTACAGCAACGCTGGGATTTGGTGCTCAGATGAGCGTAATTGCCTGGCACGGCTCAACAGTGCGCTCAGGAATATTTGATGACCAAAACGGAATATTTTGGGAATACGACGGTACACAAATTTCAGTAGTACAACGTACAAGTACCTTTCAAATATCAGGCACACTTGCTTTGCAAGTTGATGATAATGTTATTACAGGTACAAATACTAGATTTAGAGACCAGCTTAGAGCCGGTGATAAAATTGTAGTCAAAGGCATGACGCACGTTATTTCTCACGTAAACAGTCAAAGCGAAATGACTGTTACTCCTGACTGGAGAGGCGTAGTAGATGTTCCGGCTGCGAAGGGCATGTTAATTAGAGACAAAAAAATAAAACAAGCTAACTTCAATATCGATCGTTTAGATGGCACCGGTCCAAGCGGCTATGATATAGACATAGCAAAGATGCAGATGATCGGAATTCAATATTCGTGGTACGGTGCTGGTTTTATTGACTTTATGGTAAGAGGCGCTGACGGTAATTTTGTATATGCTCATAGAATGAGAAATTCAAACGTCAACACAGAAGCATTCATGAGATCAGGAAACCTTCCTGTTAGATACGAAGTAACAAACGAAGGACCTCCGGGCAAACTTGTTTCGGCACTAGGAGCCAGCGATTCAGAACTTTTCTTAGAAGATTCGTCTTTTTTTCCAGAGCAGGGCACAGTTTATATAGATAACGAAATCATAAGATATACAGGAAAAGACGACGCAGAAAACAAGTTAACTGGATTACAAAGAGCTGCAAATTTAACTAGTTTTCAGGCAGGCGCTACGAGATCATATTCTGCAGGGGATGCAGTATCCCATGATGACAGAACAGGAGTTATACTGATATCAAGCACAATTACTCCACTTATTAGCCACTGGGGTTCTGCGTTTATAACCGACGGTCAGTTTGACGATGACAGAGGTTACATTTTCTCTTATGTAGAATCAGGCATCACAGTTGATACAACACAACAGACTGCGTTTATGCTTAGACTAGCACCTAGCGTGTCAAATTCTCTAGTAGGAGATCTTGGCGAGCGCGAACTGTTGAACCGAGCTCAGCTGTTGCTTCAAGGCATAGAAATTACATCTAACGACGAAGACAACGGTACATCTATCCAGGGCGGCATCGTTGTGGAAGGTATACTTAATCCTCAAAACTATCCTGAAGATCCTGGCAGCGTTCGTTGGTCAGGGCTGAGCAGCGTCTCGCAAGGTGGCCAGCCTAGCTTTGCTCAGATAGCTTCGGGCGGTGCTATTGACTGGACAACTTCGGACGAAATTATAACAGAGTTAGTTTCAGGCCAGGTTTCTTTGCAGGATACTGCTAACATTAGATTTAATAGAAGTAACAGATCCTTTGTAGATATTACAAACGCTTCTGCAACAGATGTCAATCCGCAGGTGGGAGACTTTGTTGTTGGAACCACTAGCACTGCTAATTTTGGCAGCGGTATAAGAATAAGGTTGGTACGTAGATTTTCCAGTACAACAAGATTGTATCTAGATACTAGTTATTCTGGCACTACTGCAGGATCAGTAACCATTGAAAGAAGATTTACCACTACGAATAGAAACTTTGTTTTTCTAAACCAACAATCAGCAGTAACCGCTGGAATCACTCCAGGAACATCTGTAACAGGCGGAAATGTAACTTTTCCTGCAGGAACTGAAATAGTAAGCATCGCAGAAGAGGAATTCGGAGAAACTTCGTTTTTAAGGGTAACCTTTAACAACACCTATTCCGGTACATTTACTGCATCAGACGAGATTGAATTTGAATTTTCTCAACCGCCGTACGGCGAACCCGGTGAAACTGTGTTTTCGTTCATTGCCCAGCCAGGTGAGCGTTCAGAACTTAGTCTAGATTCTCTCAAAGAACTTACAAATACACCGTTAGGTGGTAGAGGAACATTTCCAAACGGTCCGGACGTTCTTGCTATAAACGTATATAAAGTAAGCGGCGCACAGACAGAAGCAAACGTTATTATCAAGTGGGGCGAGGCACAGGCTTAAGGAGATATTATGCCATTATATGATTATAGATGTAAAATATGTAACCACGAGTGGGTTGATTTTTGCGGATTCGACGACGACCCCGAAAAATGTCCAGAATGCGAAACTGCTGACTGTGACAACCTTGAAAGGCTAATATCTGCTCCTAATTTCAGAATGGAGGGAAAAGAAAGCATGAGTGTGAGACATACCACATCAGAGTATTTTGGTCCTCAAGGACGAATGGGGAAAGAAGAGTATTTTCCAGAAGAAAGATCAAGAAAAGCAGAAGAACAACGCAAAAAACAAGATAAAAAAGGTGCTAGCGTAGGATTTAAGTAAGCTGGAAAACAAACTCGGCTAGATTGTTATATATTTTTGTTTTCTGGTTTATCTTCCTATAGGTGTACCTTTTAAGCAGCTTTTCTGTTTCACAACCGTGGCCGGTTCTTACTAAAACGGGCACAGCTCCTATGTTTATAGCTGCTTTAAGGTCACTTAATTTATCACCGACAAAATAACCATTTCGAAAACGTATGCTAGTATTTTCATCCTCGCAGCGTTTAAACATTCCTGTATTAGGTTTAGCATAGTAATCTGTTTTATGACTGCTGGTCGAATAATATAATCCGTCTATATAGGCACAACCTGCTTCTCCTAGCATTCTAAATAGAGTTTCGTTGACATTGTCCACGTCCTCGGGAGTCATTAGCCCCTTGGATATACCAGATTGATTAGATAAAATTACCACAGGATATCCGAGTTTTTTAAGTTTTGCAACTGCTTCGAGGCTGCCTTCTATTGGTTCTAAATCATCTGGATTTTTAATTGATCCTTTGTCTCTGTTTAGTACACCGTCTCTATCTAGTCCTATAACAGTAGTTTTGGCACTATAGGAATTGACAGGCAAATTTTCAGTATCGCCCCAGTAAATATCAATCATTGCTATTGCCCTGCATTATTCTAAGACAGTCGTTTATGTTATCACCATTAGACACTTCCGTGATACTTGCTGCATCAGTAACGGCTTCAATTTGGTGTGGTTGTAGTCTAGGGTTAAACCATGTTTCTCCTTCTGAAAATCTCTGTTCTAGCAAAACTCCTTTTTCAGTGTCTATCCATTTTACAAGAAAAGATCCTGAATTAACAAAAAGAGATTTATCTATTCCTGTGTGAAAGTGCATTGAGGTTTTTGAACCAGCTACCCCGAACACTAGAATTTTGGCACAGTAAGTGTCAGTGTTTGCCCATATGAGTTCGTTGCCCCAGCTTTTTTCAACAATGCCGTGTCTTTTATCTGTCATTTGTTTAATAATTCTCCTAGATGAAATACTGTTTCTATTTTACTCAGATTATGTTTTTTTTGAAGTGTGTTTTTCAAACCATAGTGCAAAGGTTTAGGCCATTTTTTGTAGGCAACCCAAGCATATCCGTCGTGTTCAGGATTTAAATCAGGTATAAATTCTCTTTCAATTATACAGAGGTAGGTATGAAAAGCAAAATCATTGCCTCTAGCAACAAACTTTTCAAGAGGTATTATTTTAAGAATATCGACTTCGCCGATTTCTTCTCTGATTTCTCTTTCGGCACCTTGCCAGGCAGTTTCTAGCTTTTCAAGATTACCGCCTGCTATGCCCCACACATTACTGTGCCTGCCACGAGTCCTATGTAAAAAGAGAAATCTTTGAGAATCAAGACTGTAAAATAAAGCGCCTGAACAAGTAATTCCCTGCATGCTTGTAGTTATTTTAGAATTCTATGCGCCAGGTTCCGTTCGGATATTCACCTTCAAATGAAAGACGCCATTCAGAATTTTCAAACTTGTATTGAACACCCGTGTTAAGATTGGTAGTATAAACTGGTGTTACTGTAGAATCATTGTCGGTAGAATCGAATATCACTTGCCATTCTGTGCCTGTCCATTCTATGATGTCATTAGCACTAGCAGCAAAGTCTGAACCGTCTTGGTTCTTCCAAGCGTCTGCTCCGTCTGTGTTTTCGTCGTTGCCAATGTTGTTTAGTAGCAAAATTCTTAATCCAGGCGATTTTATATCTTCTAGATTATTAGAAAAGTTCGATGCATACTCTTTAAATCTTTCGCCACGCGGGGTTTCTTTGTCAATTAGATTATAGTCTTTATCTCTGAAA